GAGCCATTTTCCATGATATTGAAGCCAGTCTTTTCCCCTTTGAGAATCCCACACGTGATCTCGAAGACATCGCAGAGATCTGGGTCACAGATGAAGTCACTACAGGCGACGATATCCAGTATCTGGAACTCTTAACTGGCAAGCCCATACGCCGTGTGCCTTTTCTCTGGACACCCTCTGGCTTGGAGTTTCATCGCCGCGAGATGAAATCACCCGTGTGGCCACAGATGCTGGATATGCCTGAGGTGGCAGCCGCCCCATGGTCTGTCCATATTTGTGAGACAAATACGAGCAGCGCATCGTCATGCACGATTCCCTTGTTTATTCTCCGTGAAATCAAGTTAAAAACAAAATTGGCACTTGCCGCGGTGGCTAAGATTCACAACGCAGAACATGTTAAAAAGAGTGAATTCTTCAGGTTTAATGTTTTAAGTCACGCATTTTCGGATATCCAGGATATCAGCGGCGAGTTTCTCGGACGGCAGCGGGTTGTGGACTGGGTCTATGACCCTAAGTCTATTGTGATCGCCCACTCACGCTTCATGCCTCTGCGACAGTATGTTCTCGACTCCTTGTGGGTCGGAATCCCTACGGTTCACAACTGTCCTTTGCTATCCGCCTTTGGCGGGTATTATCCAGACAATGATATCCATGCCGGAAGGCTTGCGTTTGAGAAGGTGGCAGCGCTCGGGAACATGGCCGGAGGTGTGGATCGGCTTATGGATGTTCGTCGGCGGATTCTGGAACAGTTCAGCAGTCTGGCGCCGGGGCGGCAGACGGCGTGGGGGGCGGCTCTGGGCAGTGTAAAAAAGGATTGGGTGGCGCCTTTGGCGCCTTTGGCGCCTTTGGCGCCTCCTGCTCCTGCTCCTGCTCTGACTCCTGCCCTGCCAGGCAAGCCGCTCCGAGTTGGCTTCTGCGACATGTGGGACGGCTTCCGCCCGGACTACAACTTTTTTACACTTCTCTTGGCTGCCGGAAAGTCTCGCGCTGTTGTCGGGATGGCCTTGGGATCCGAGCCAATCGACCTCCTTATCTTCGGCCCCTTCGGGGATACGTGGAAGAGCGTGCCCACGTCCGTTCCCAAAGTTCATTACACGGGCGAGAATACGGAGCCTGTAAACCGAGAGGATGTGAAGCTCAATTTAGGTTACAAGCATGTGGATGTGAATAACGGCGCTTATCTGCGCCTTCCGCTCTGGATGCTGGAGATCAACTGGTTTGGCGCCGACCCGGAACGTATTGGCAACCCTAAGCCTCTACCGCTATCAAGAGTCTGCTCAGCCACGCCTATTACGGAGATGTCACGCCATTCCAAGTTCTGCGCATTCGTCGTAACCAATCCTTGCCAGCCGATGCGCAACTCCGCCTTCCAGTGGCTCTCGGACTACAAGCCGGTGGATTCTGCCGGACGACTGTTCAACAATATTGGAGACGGCATCTTTGCCGGTCTCGGAGGTGGCGGCGGGGAGCTCAAGAAGCACGAGTTCCTCCGTTCTTATAAGTTCTGTCTCGCCTACGAGAATGCGTCTTCACCGGGCTACACCACAGAGAAACTCCTCCATGCAAAGGCGGCCGGATGTGTGCCGATTTACTGGGGCGATCCCCGCGTCGAGCGGGACTTTGACACTGCCGGATTCATTGACGCCCGCCAGTTCCAAACAAAGGGTGAACTCATCGAGGCCGTCCGCCGGATAGACACGGATCCCATGGCTTGGTTACAAATGATTGGGAAGCCGGCTCTGGACGATGTTCGCCGGGAGCAGGCTCGCAGAACTCTTGGACAGTGCGCCAAACTCCTGTGGGGACTTGTGGGTGAAGGAGCCGACGTCCCAGACTTTCTTGGATTCACTTCAGACTCTGCTCCGGCTCCGGCTCCGGCTCCGGCTCCGGCTCCGGCTCCGGCTCCGGCTCCGGCTCCGGCTCAGCAGACTCTCATCCTTACCGCCGTCAATCAAAAGTTCTTGCCATCTCTCGATCTCTGGCTCCAATCCATCGAGACACAGATAAAGGCCGGACATGATGTGAAGGCGCGGATACATCTCTTCAATGACGTGACAGAGGAGACTGCACAGCAACTCAATGCTAAGTACCCTTTTACACAGTTCCGCAGACTCCCTACGGCAATGATCCCTCTCGATTTCGCAGATCAGTGGTCTCCTGAGCATTTTGCCTGGAAACTCTGGATGCTCTGCGTGACTGTCTCAGATCCCGGGCTCCTTGGTCAGACAGTGCTATACATGGATGCCGGATGCTCTCTTTGTAGCTGGCCTCAAGCGTTCTTCGCAAAGGCTCTGGCATCAGGTGTGGCAGTCCTTGAAGATCCTCGCCAGAACAATGATCACTGGTGTCACCAAGAGTTCCGTGCCGCTCTCGAGACAACGGCTGCCGAAATGGCGGCTCAACAACTCTGGGTGGGTGCTATTGCCTTTATTGGCGGATCTCCCCTGGCCAAGCAACTCTTTGCCGAAGCCTGGTTCTGGGGACAAAAGCGTTCCGTCATTGCCGGTCCCAAATGGTCTGGCCTCGCCCCAGACGGAAAGCCGTTCGGACATCGCCACGACCAGAGTATCCTATCCATCCTCTCTGGCCGTCTCGGTGTTCCCCGTATCCCTCTCGATACTGTCTACTGCGATGTGAGCGTCAGGGATACTATGCTGCGGGGTGTCGCAATTTACTGCCATCGTGGCCACTTTGTTACACACAAGTCCATCGCCCCCGGTATTGATAGCGCATGGGTCATTAATCTTGACCGGCGCCCTGACCGGCTGAAGCGGGTTTTAGCCGAGCATCCGGAAATTGCTGACCGCGTCTCCCGTCTCGCCGCCTTTGATGGCCGCGCCTTGACGCTCACACCCCGCATCGCACGTCTCTTTGCCCCCCACGACTTTGCCTGGAAAAAGGCTGTTATGGGCTGTGCTCTGAGTCATCTCACTCTCTGGAATCGTCTGGTCAATGAGAGCCCTGAAGTCCAGTCCTATCTCATCCTTGAGGATGACGCCCGTCTGAAGCCGGGTTGGTTAGAGGCATGGAGCAAAGCCAGTGGTCATCTGCCTGCCGACTGGGATGTTGTCTATTTGGGAGGGATTCTGCCCCCGAACAAGGACGGGTTTGAGGCGTGTGTGGAGAAGGTCAATGATCACTTCGGCCGGATCAAGCCGAACCAGGCCTTTGGTCAAAAGGAGCCCAACCGATATTTCCACTTCTGCGCCTATTCCTATGTGCTCTCGCGCCGTGGAGCTGCTAAAGTCTTGGCCGGCCTCACAGCTCGCAACGGATACTGGACGAGCGCCGATCATATGATCTGTAATCTCCAAGATGACCTCGGCATATACTTTTTACACCCTCTCGTGGGCGGATGCTATCAGGATGATGATCCAAAGTATCAGGCGAGCGCATTCAATGATTTCTCACGGGTCGATGGATTTGATAGCGATTTATGGAACAATACAGATCACTTTACGGAGGCGGAGGTGGCAAGTGTTAAAGGGATGTTTGTCGGCCTAGACATTGATGGAGCTTTGGCCGATGCCAAGACTCCTGTTCCACTTATTAATGATGTTATCGGGTCTGAGACAGTCAAGAGTTCTGAGGTAGTCTCCACCGTTGCCACTGTGGTTCTACCTGCTATCAGCCGGAGACGGCTGGTCACGGTGGCCGGTCCCGCTGTAGACTCCAGCAAATGGTATGAGTTCTCTTGGATGAAGCAAGTCTTGTGGGAGAATGCGAAGATTTCATTGGAGGTTGAGCGTATCGCATCAGACTCTGCGCCGCCTACGGATTCTCCTATCGTTGTTGTGCAGCGTCCTCATATTGGGGAGACACTCGCTGTCTTGTCGACCTGGGCTGCCGCTGGAGCAACGTTCTATGTGCTCCATTTGAGTGATGAGCATGGAACCGATCCTATAGAGTTTTATGAGTGGCCGGCCTGTCTCGGAGTGGTCAGGAACTATGTCCGCCAAGGCGCCAAGGCGTGTGTCATCCCTCTTGGTTTTCACTGGGCAATTCCGAATGGCGATCCGGCTCTTCACACGCCCCGTCCCCCTTTCCGCGAACTTGTCTGGTCTTTTGTGGGCACTGGATGGGCGGGACGGCGGGAGAAGCTGGCGCCCCTGGCCGGAATTCCTGGAGAGTCTAAGCTGGTGTTCATGGATGAATGGAACTCTCCTGCCATGCTGGGGCGTGAAGCCACCTTGGCTATCCTCTTAAACTCCTGGTGTGTGCCGTGTCCTGCCGGTAACAATCCAGAGACTTTCCGTATCTACGAGGCACTTGAGGCTGGCGCAGTTCCAATCCTTGTAAAAGAAGGTGGTGCTGCGTCTGAGGCGTTTTTGGGATGGCTGGCAAACCAATTGCCTCTTCTGGAGGCGACGGACTGGCAGCACGCAGCAAATCTGATTTATACACTGAAGGCACAGCCTGAAGTGTATGAACAGTATCGGACACGCATATTGCTGGCGTGGGAGCTGATGAAGGCGACGGCCTTCCGAGGAGTTCGGGATACGTTTCAGGTGTAGGGGACACAACACCATGTGGCCTTAGTCGCAGGAGGTGATAAGGCTGACCACTCCGTAATTGTGTAGCGATCACCCATGGATGTATTACAACGGGCGCAGATAGGCGCAAGATTCGAAGGGATTGTTTTGCCCCCCTTTGATTCTGGAACATTATGGCCTGACTGAAAATCAAAGACAGTCATGCGATTCTGACACCAGGAGACTGTACACTTTGCCTCAAATTTGCGACCGCAGTCACGAATCCAGATCTGTTCTCTAAATGCGACGGGGATGGTCTTCTTGCGAGGCCTCTGCGCAGGGGTAACGGCTGGGAAAACCCATCGAGAGTTCATACTTTATCTTTCGCTCTCCACCTTTAACAAGGCCTAAATCTGTGTGAAAATGGATCTTAGATGGAACCCCAGCCTGAATATCTACGTAATCTTCAGTCCATTTTAACGAGCGGGATTGGTTCGGCTGCGCCTTTGGCTGTGCCTTTGGCTGCGCCTACGCCCGTCCTTAATAAGCTAAAGTTCATGTTAGTCAGCACGCATTGTCAGCAGTATACGGGCTACAGCAAAGTATCTTGGGGAATTCTCCAGCAGCTTGCGCGCGTTCCCTGGCTCGATGTCGTTCATTTCGCATTCCAGAAGTTTCCCAATCAGAAATTCCCTGATAACTACCGCGTGTATCCATCTGGGATCAAGGTCATTGACGCTTGTGCCGAGGAGCAGCCGTTTGAGCAGGGGTTCGGATTCAAGCAGCTGCCGGATGCAATTCGCAAGCACACGCCAGATGTGGTTATGATTTACAATGACATGTCAATCGTAGGCAAGTTTCTGATGGATATTGACAAGTCAGGTATTCCTAAGAACTTCAAGACGTGGATCTATGTTGACCAGGTGTATACGACGCAGCTCCAGGGCTATATTGACACTCTCAACATGAAGGCGGAGCGGATTTTCGCCTTCACGCCATATTGGCGTCAGTGCCTAAAAGATCAGGGTGTGAATCGTCCCATTGACGTGATTCTCCACGGGTTCGAGCCTGAGATGTTCAAGACTCTGCCGCGTGCTCAGATTCGTAAGGAGATGAAGCTGCCAGAGGAGGCTATTATCTATATGTCAATGAATCGCAACCAGCCTCGCAAGCGCTATGATATCTTGATTATGGCATTCGTTGAGCTGGTTGTAAAGTATCCGACGAAGCCGGTCTTCCTCATGTGTATTTGCGATAAGGGCGAAAAGGGTGGATTCTGGTTGTTCGAGATCTACCAGCGGGAGCTCAAGATGCGAGGTGTCAATATTGAGCAATTCGCCAATCGCCTGATGATCTCGTCGCAGGACATGGTCTTCCGTGATGAGGACATCAATACTTTTTACAATCTGGCGGATGTCGGTGTGTCTTCAGCGGACGGCGAGGGCTGGGGGCTCTGTAACTTCGAGCAGATGGGTGTGGGTGTTCCGCAGGTTGTGCCGAACATCGGCGGGTTCAAGGAGTTTTGTAACAAGAATAATTCTGTTCTCGTCGAGACGAAGCATCGCTACTACCAGCCGATGGTCTACTCGCCTGTAGGTGGCGAGGCGCATGTAATGGATTCGCATGATCTGTGTCTCGGCATGGAGGAGTATCTGCTTGATACTTCAAAGCGTCTCGCTCACGGAATCGCTGCGAAGAAGACAGTTCTGGGATACACATGGGAACGGGCTGCCGAACCTCTTATCCGTCGGCTGAAGCAGACCCGTGAGGATCTGGAGGCAGACTCTTAACATTTCTTCCACCAGGCCTTGGCTGTCGAGCTGACACGTTTGGCTTCACGGGCTAAATCAGAGTCTGTAGTCTCATACGTTTTGCCGCAGAGTAAGAAAGAGGATACACGGGCGTAGCCCCACTGCTGTTGAGTCGCACCCGGGCGGTGTCCTGTCCGCCATGCGGCCATGCCACGGTTATACGATTCTTGGATAAAACGAAGCGGGACACCCGTAGCGGCCGAGCGGGCTTCGAGACTTTTAGCCTCGGGGAAACGGCGGTTCCAGGCTTGAGTGTAAGAGGATTTGCGAGTTTTGACACCGCGATCTGTTTTGAATCCAACGTAGGCTTTGGGATCAGACGTGCCGAGAGCGCCGAACTTGGCGATTTCCTTTTTACGCTCACGTTGCTTCTTACGTGTCAGTCCACGATAATACTTATGAGGCTGGCTCATTTATAGAACTAAAGATAATAGGTTGTAATGCCCGAAGAAGAGTCATGCTTCATGTGTCTGGGTGAAAGCACTCAGGAAGTGCCAGTCCAGCTGTTTGATTTCAGAGCCTATAGGGATATACCGTGTAGTTGCCGTGTCTACTGTCATGATACATGCTGGATAGCATATTGCGAGGAAAAAAGAGGATTTGAGTGTCCTATATGTCATAGCCATGTTATCTATAATGTTATAATTGTTTCTCAACATGATTTTGAAGAAGAGAACCCTATGATTACACGAGAGTCACTGTTTATCTGTATATGTTCTCTTTCCGTTATTATATCTATTATTGTTCTTATTATACAGGTTTACCATCTTAAGAATTAAATCTGCGCATGTGTCAGAATGGGGTGTGGTTGTGGTGTAAAATTCATGGGTGGTGCTCGTAAGGGAGGCAAAGCTACGCGCAAGGGCAGCAAAGGCCGCAAAGGCAGCCGCAAAGGCAGCCGCAAAGGCAGCAAAG